TTGAGCGCGCCGGCGGATAGCTCGATCTCGTACTCGCCTGGTTGAAGTGTGATCGTCGTCGTGCCACCGGTCTCGATCGAGGCGACAAGCTCATCGTCGACACGCACCTCGGCGTATGTGTTGTCGTCCGGCGTGTCGGACGCGGTGATCGCGATGGCCAAGTCAGTTTCAGCGCACAGACATTTGTGCCGCGTGGCCATGCCCGACGGTAGGGCTTCGGCTTCCGGCTTTTCGGGGAAGTGGAAGCGCATGGTCCAGTCGTCGTCGGTCCACGTGCCACCATCGACTTCGGTCGGTTCCCACGGATATTCCGGACACGAGCAACCGCTCCCCGATCCGTTGCCCGATCCAGAACCGCCACGTCCGCTCCCACTGCCTGCGCCGCTGCCGCTCGCTCCCGGCCCTGAGCCCGAAGCACCGGGGCCGGAGCCACTGCCGCTGGCACCGGAACCTGAGCCAACTCCGGAACCGCTGCCCGCGTTGCTGCCGAGGCCTGAACCTCCCGATCCTTGACCACTCGCACCGGAACCCGATTTGATTCCCGATACGCCACTACCGGAACCTGCGCCGCTTCCCGCGCCTGATCCACTACCACCAGCACCTGACCCTGAACCAACACCAGAACCACTGCCGCCCGAGCCACCGCCGGAACCACTTCCAACTCCGCTACCGCTGCCCGCCGCACTGCCACTGCCTGAGGCACCTTGGCTCCCGGAAGCACCACTACCGCTTGGCGATCCTGATCCAGCACCCGACGCGGAGCCCGAACCACTGCCAACTTGCGAACCGGAACCTGACGCACTTCCTCCCGACAGGCCGCTGTCACCCGACGAACCTGCGAGCCCAGATGATTCGCCTGGCCCAGAACTATCGCCCGATGAACCGAGTTGACCCGAAGATCCACTGAGCCCAGAGCTTTCACCCGACCCGCCGGACGATCCCGCCGATTCACCGGGGCCTGAACTGTCACCCGACGATCCGCTTTCGCCCGATGCACCCGAGGAACCGAACGATTCGCCGGAGCCATAGCTTTCACCCGAGGAGCCACTCTCTCCAGAGCTGCCCGACGAACCGCTCATCGATTCTGAGCAACACGCTAGCGCATACAGCGGTAAGTTCGTCGCCGTCATTCCGACGAAGCGCACGAGGTATCGGCCCATGCGCGGGAACTCGCAGGTCGAGAAGCCGTAGAGCGGCAAATCGTCGAGCATGCCGAGGAAGCGCATTAGCACGCCTTTGCCCGACTCGATGGATAAGCCGATGCAAGCGAACGACATGACGGGCTTGTCGCCTTTCATGCCGAGGTAGCGCGCCAGAATTCGTTGCTGATCGATCATTGGTTGATGTCGAGCACCTTGCAGTCAAAGAGCGTTTCCCATTCGCCGGTTGCCACCTTGTAGCGCTGGACCACACCCGGATAAAAACCCTCGTCGTCGGGCTTGTTGCTCTGGATGAAGACATGGGCCTGGAAGTCGGCCGGCTCAATCCGCACGACCGCCCAACGTTCTTCCTCTTCGTTGTCTTCGACCCACAGCACTCGCCCCGAACCGTGCGGCACGTTGATGAGCCGCGCGGTCGTGTCCTTCTCAACCTCGGCGAAGTCGTAGAGTTGTTCCGGGTTAACCTTGAGCTTCACCGGCGTAACGCCGGCGACGATGCCGCGACCGATCGTGTCCTTGTCGAGCGGTTCCAACAGGATGGCGTACTTGCCCGGCTCGACCGGGTCTTCGGGTTTGCTGCCGTCGAAGGCGACCGTGTTCTTGAATTCCGACTCGTTGTCCTCGGGCTGGATGATCGAGTCGCCCAACGTCAGGACGCCAAAGCGCGGCACCGGTTCGTCGGTCGTGTTGCGCACTCGGACAATGCTCGTTTGTCGGAACGAATCAGCCGCCTCGGTGTCCGCGTTGTGTTGACGAGCGCGAACGTAGGCGGCGGCGTCGATGAAGCCGTTGAACGCTTCGGCCGGGATGCTGAGCCGCTGGCCCGGCAGCACTTTTTTGAACGGGTCGCCACCCATCCTAGACTCCGATCCCGAGCAACGAGAAGTCGCCGTACTCGTAAACTCGCTCGACGTAGGCTGCCGTTGGTTGCTTCACCAACGTGTCGGCGTTTTCGGCGTCGGCGTAGCGCACCCACATGTATTGCCAACCCTCCTTTTCGATGCCGGTGATGTCGCCCACCGAGAGGCCCACGGCATTCGGGCTAGCGGCGAACTTGAAGGCGATTTCCCAGTCTTCCGCCCCGCGTAACGATCCGGACGCGCCGAGGAACAGCACCTCGCCCGGCGCGAAGCCCTTGAACGGGCCGCCATTCACTTTGCCGGTGAGGTAAAAAAGCGTTGCTTTGTAACCGCCGGTCACCAGCGCGGCCGGAATGTAGTGCGTCTCAGTGAAGTTGAATACCGGCACCGTGACGTCGGTGCCTTCGACGCTGTCGGTGCCGACGCCGATCGCGCCTTGGAAGTCCGGAGGGTCGTCGCCCGGCGGCGCGTAGCTATCAACCGTCTCCAAACTCTGCGTGATCTTCTGCGTGCCGCCGCCGGTGTCGAACGAGTATGACGACTCGCCGGCTTCCTTCGGTTCGACCTTGCCGTACCGCGCCGACACTTCCCACACGCCGCCGCCCTGGTGGGCGATGTGATAGTTCTGGAAGAACAGCCCCGCGTAGATCGCCGGGATCGTGGCTTCGACCAACGCGCGGACATCGACATCCAGTTCCGTGCCGAGCACGATGAACTGCAAATCAACTGACGGGCTCTCGACCCCCACAGTCGCTTCACGGCTTTCAAACGTCTCGATAATGATCGCCATGAGTTCCTCATGCGAAGACCAAACCGCCGTTTTGCGCTTCCTGCACCAGACGCTTGGTGTTGGCGGCGGTTTGTTCGGCGGCCTTAGCCGTGCGTTCGTTGAGTGAGTCCGCGCCGAACCCACGGACGCCCATCGCGTTGAATGTGCCTTGCACATCCACCTTGGCGCGGGCGGTATCGGCCACTTCGTCGAGTTCGGGGAAGTCCGGCTTCTTCATGCGGTCGGGAGACTTTGCCGCATCGGCCTCTTCGCGCTTGCGCTTGGCTTCGGCCAATGCGTCGTCGAACTCTTGTTTCGCTTCCGCCAAGGCGTCGCCGGTCTCTTTTAACGCGGCTTGCTTCTTCGCCTCGCGCTCGGCGCGTTCGGCTTCTTGCATTCGGCCGAGTTCGCCTTCGACGCCAGCGCGGTCGGCTTCTATCGCTTTGCGCCGGCGCTGGCGTTCGGTTTCACGGTCGTTGATGGCCGCGTCGCGCCGGGAGTTGATCGCGTTGTCTTCGGCAGCGACTTGCTCGTTGATCTGCGCGATCTCGGCGTCAGCATCACCGCCGGTGAATACGCTCTTAACCTTCGCCCACACTTTCTGGAAGAAGCCGCTGAAGCGGTTCCATCCCTTTTGCAGCACGCTGATGAAGTTGGTCCAGGTGTTGCCGAGGAAGGCCACCGTCTCGACCCACGCGACTTGGATGCCGGCCCAAGCGTCGTTGAGGAAACTCGCGAGGCCATAGACCGCCTTGTAGAAGGTGTCGATGAAGAAGTTCTTGAAGTCGATCCACTTCTCCTCGAGCCAAAGGATGCCCTTTTGGAACTCCATCTTGAGCGCGAGCCAGGCGATCTTCGCCGCCAAGCCGAGATCGCCGGCGGCCAAGGCATCGGAGATGCCTTCCCAGGCAGCGAGCGCAGTATCTCGAAGTCCGCCGAATCGCTCGCCCAACCAATCGAGCGCCTTGGCCCCGGCTTCACTCGTGTACAGCAGGTAGGCAACGAGACCGCCGAGCGCTGCGATCACCAGCGTGATCGGGTTGAGCAAGACGCCGAGTACGGTGCCAATGCCGGAGATTAGCGCGACCGCGCCACCAATGGCCGAACCGATAAACGAGACGGCCGCGCCGATGCCGATCAGCGCGATTCCAGCAGCCGCGACGGCGGCCGCGACCTTGAACACGGTGACGATCAACTCGCGGTTCTGGTTAATCCAATCGATCACGTACTTCGCGGCGCGAGTGAGCCATTCGGCCAAGTCCTTGAGCGCTGGCGCGAGCGCCGAACCGACCACGAAGGCTGCCCGCTTGATCACCTTCCACAATGTGTCCAGTGTGTCGCCAAACTCTTCGGCGGCGGCCGCGTCTTCGTTGGAGATGGTGAGACCGAGATCGCGGGCCTTCTGTTGCAAGGCTTCAATGCCTTGAGCGCCATCGGCAAACAGGGGTAGCAACTTGGTGCCCGATTTGCCGAACACCTCCATTGCCAGAGCCGCGCGTTGGGTTGGGTTCGCGATTCCCGCCAATCGATCGGCGATAAGTTTGAATTGATCCTCGGGTGCGAGCGCCTTAAAGTCGGCCACGGAGAGACCGAGTTTGCCGAGCGCGTCGCGTGCTTCTTTCGACCCACCGGCCGCCCCGACGACGAACTTCTGCATCTTTCGCAGGCCGCCTTCGAGCGTTTCCAGGTCCGCGCCCGATTGTTCGGCGGCGTAGCCGAGCTCAGACAGCGCTTCGGCCGACACGCCGGTGCGCTGACTCATGTCTACCAGTTCGCTGCCCATATCGGCAAACGACTTGGCAGCAAGGACAAACGGCGTTGTCAGCGCCGTGCCGATGCCGGCTAATTTCGTTCCGAGCGAAGTGAGTCCCGCGCCAAACGCCATGAGCTTCTGGGAAGCAGCGGCGAGGCCCTTCGTCAGTCGGTTGTCTTTGACGTAGAGTTCGACGAAACGCCGACCCCGCACGGATGCCGCTCGCAGTGGCTGCCATGACAGAGTCCCTCCTTTCTCAATGAGGGGTAATCTTGGTCCACTGCACTACGAGCGCGGCGCAGGTACATTGCCGCACGGTGCAGCCGTTGTGGATCGTCGTTGAAGTTGCCGATTCCCAAGTTGCATTTATCGCAGAGCAATCCACGAATGCGGCCGGTCACATGACTGTGATCGATGCACAGGAATCGGCAAGGGCGGATCGACCGTCCTAGGCCATCGAAACCATTCTCGCCGCAAATAGCGCAGCGGCCGTGTTGTCGGTCAAAGAGCGCCAGGTACTGATCCAGGCTCCAACAGTATCCGTTCAATAATCGCTTCAGATAAAGATCGGCGCGTTTCTGGTTAAGGCACTCTCGGCAGCTTGAGCGGTACAAATGCACGTCGTTGGCCTTTTTTGAGAAGGCGGCGACCGGCAGGGTACGGCGACAGGTCGAACATTGTTTCTGCGTGGCCAACATCGCCTTGCGGCGTCGGACATGCATTTGGGTCCTTTCGACCGGCTCGATCGATTGCCATCGCTCTCCACACGATTTGCACACGCGGCCGCGACGAGCCATCCCATCACCCAACCGTGCGACTTGACGCACTCGTAATTCCGTTGAGTCGCAGGAAGGACAGCGCGGCAACCCGTCCACGGACTCGGGCAAGTGCATGGCCGTCGCGTCGTAGCTGGCCGATCGGCGACCAGCACGGCGCGGGCGGTCCGGCCAAAGCTCGTTGCGCACATGGACCAACATGCTGCTACTAACAACGCCGAATCCGACGCGATATGCCTCCTGGCGGATGTCTGCTGATGAAGCCGTCGGGCCCAGCTTTTCCACAATCGACCGCAGTCGATTGCGCTTGCTGGCCAGCGGAGTGCTGGCGTTCGCATCGGACAAAATCCCATCCTGATTAGCGATCGGTTCCATCATCCTTTGGCAACCGGACGTTCAACGAACACTTGCTTCAAGACTGCGATGCCGACCTTCATCGGGGTGGGCTTGCGGTGTTTTTCGTGCGGATGAAAGTCGGCCGGCTGGAACGGCCGTGTCTTCTTTGGATCGCGGTGACAGTTGGCGATCAATGCCAAGAGCGCCGAGGTGTGCGCCCAGGCTTGCCGGTTCTTGGCCTCGGCCATGATCACGAGTTCGCGGAGGGTGAACGGGCCGGGGTCGATGCCGACGACGCCGGCGAGTTCCCAAACGAGGCGATCAAGCGATTCGCTTCGGCCGTCGGATCGAGCGTTTCTATCAATGACTCCGCGTGATCGAGCAGCTTGTCCCGCACTGAGCGCCCGGCCGCGAGCACCTTCTTGAGGCTCGTCCGCGTCCGGGCGTCGGGGAAAAAATCAATGAGTTCCTCGACGAATGCGTCGGCCGCCAAGGTGATGGCGTCGCCGGCCAGCGCCCGACCAAAGTCCTCGTCGGAGATTTGCTTGGCTTCGGCCTCGTCCTTGCACAGGCAATAGAGCACGTCGGCCAATTGCACCGGATCGGTAACGAGCGCGGCCAGCGGTTTGAAACCATCATCGACCAACTTGTAGAGATCAACGCCGACCAGGCCGCGCACGCGTTTGATCGCCGCGACGTTGATCGTCACCGTCCAGGCTCGGCCAAGGTTATCAGTGAAGCTGCGCATGAATCACTCCTGGGTTGCGCGAACGGTGCGGATCGGAATCGGCAATGGCGTCCATTCGGTGTCATTGGCGTCTTGGCGCTGGCCGTCCTGACAAATCGGAATCGGGATCGGCACCCAGACTTCGGCCATTTCGGCCTTGGGTCGCGCCTTGCGAATTGCCTCGGTTGATGCGCCCCACATCGACACACTTCGGGCCATGCCGCTGGTACAACAAACCGTGGAGACAAGTTCATTTGTGTCAGCGCGAAAGATGCCGCCGCCGGAATCACCCGAAGATACGCTGAGGACCATCCGCAGTTGGCCTTGGGCGTTCTCGCCTTGGGCCACGGTGCCGTCTTCGCGGTTACCCGGCTTATCGACGCCAAAACCCATGTGCCACACTGGCGTGTTGACCGCTGGATTACCATCGTCCAATAGCGCAAACGGCAAGTCGCCAACCGCCTCGTCGGTCACGCACCACGCCACGTCCGGCGTCGGTTGATGAATCACCACGCGGAGGCCCAGCGATCGGCCGTCTTTGAGCATGAGTGTGCCGCGCTGGCCGACACCGCTGACGCAGTGCGCCGCGGTGAGCACGTCCCACCGACCGTCGGGCCGGCGCGGGCCGATCACCGTCGCCGTGCAGCCGGCGTTGCCAAAGCGAATGCGCCCGAGCGCCGCGACCGGATCGAGCTTGCCGTCGCCGGGCGGTTCGGGATCAGGCTTCGGTGGTGCCGGCGCACAGGATTCGATTTCGACGGTGATGCGCGCTTCCTCGACCTGCAGCGCATCGACGGCATTCGTGATGACGAGCAGTTCGACTTCGTATGTGCCCGGATGGGCGGCGAATTCCAGCACGCCGCGCGGGCTCGTGGCCTTTTGCACGTCCTTCGATGGATGCACCCGCCACAGTAGCGCGGCTTTGGCGTCCACACCTTCAGCCCGCAAACGCACGAGCGAATGTGGTTGGTATTTGGTCTCGCCGACGATTCGCACGCCTTGGGCCGAGGTGGCCGGCGTGAACATCAGCGCGCAAAGTATGCCCCCACACAAATAACGCATGGTGTCTCCTTTTAGAAAACTCAGGGAATGACCATCCAGATCGGGGCGTTGACGGAATAGGTCGGTTTGACGGTGACGCTGACGGTGATGGCTTCTTCGAGTGATTCGTTGCGGCTGAAGTTGGTGACCATGCACGTGGCCCGCAGTCCTTGTGAACCGGAGTCCGCGATGCCACCGTCCATGACGGCGAACTCCATCGCTCCCCGGTTGAGAAACGTGTCGCGGATTGCCGCGAAGTCCAAGTCTTCGGTGTCCCAGACCATCTCGAACTCAATCGAGCCATCTTTGAGCGTCGCGACCGTGGCCCGCCAACCGTTGTTACCGCGCGTGGTCACGTCGGCCTCGCCGGCTTCAAGGTTGAGCGTCAGATCCTTGACATTGATGACCTCGTTCCAGGTCGGACTCGCGAACGTCCCGGTATTGCGGTAGAGCTTGGCGTCGAGGCCGAGTTTCACGGACAATGGTCACCTCCTAGCGCACCGAGTTCTTCCACAGAGCCGGCAACTGAGCTTGCTCGGCGATAAATGCGGGCCCCATGAAGGGCCGGGGTCGATACCGGGCGCGCTGGGAACCGCGTTTGGTTTCCAGCGTCGTTTCGCCGCCGTGTTCCAGCAACCGTGGCGCAACGGATTCGGCGCGAATCAACGTCGGGCCGATCACGACCGACTTTCGCTGTGGGTCGTAAGCGAACAGGATGAACTTCCTGAGCAGCCCCACGTGCGAAAATGGCGGCGATCCCGGCGGACTTGTGCCCTTGCGACTGCGGATCGATGTCTTCGCCCGCTGCCGGACGAACGCGCCGAACTTCGAGAGCACGCGCCGCGATGCCGCATCGACTGAACGATGCACCGCTTCGCGGTCGAAGAAGCCCTTCTTGGCCTGCTGGAAGGTGATGCCGATCATGGATCACCTCCAGACTCGGTAAGTCAGCGTGAGAACGCTCGTGAATTGGCGGAACTCTTCCAGATGCTCCACCGCATACACCGGATTGTTCTCGACTTCGACGCACCGAGCGCCGGTCGCACCGGCCAACGGCTCGGCGCGGAAGTAGTCGGCGATCTCCTCCACCAATTCCATGAGCGCATCGAGGTTGCCCGCCGTTGGTTCCACCTTCCGTTGCACGGCCACATCGATCTTGAAGTCGAAGCTGTCGCGATTGCGGTCGAGGCCCTTGCTCGTCACCGAGCGCGGCACCACGTTGACCTTGAGCTCGGTCATCTCGGCCAATTCGAAGTTCGGCTGGTAGTGCCGCACCGCGACGACCGGTTGACTGAGCGCGGCCGCGTTTAATTGCTCGACCACGGCATCGGCAATGGCGATAATCGTTGCCGCCACTCATTCCACTCCCACTTGCTTGCTGTGAATCCGCAGCATTTTGCGGTACACATCCGACCAGCGCCACGCCGGTTCCTTGCCCGGAGCCATTACCTCGTACACGAAGGTCTTGGCTCCCTGCGCCTCGCGAACAAGATCGCCGCGCTGTGGTAACACCGGGTTGCCGCCGAGCACGAGGTCCGCCGCGTGAATCAGGAAGTCCCGGTCGGTCCATTCCATCCGCACGCCGCCGTAACCGTCTTCGAGCTTGAGCAGCGTTCGGCCAATCGTCGCCAGCACCGTCGCCTCGTCGCCGCCGCGTCGGTACACAACGGGTCGCGACACATGCGCCTTCAGTTGATCGCCGAGCCAGTCGAGGCCGAAGTGCAACAAGTCGGGCATAGCGGCCTCACTGGTTCATGCGCACGCGCACGGTCGCGTCGGCATCCAGCGCCGCCTTGACGACTTTGCCGATCTGCTTGTTGCTGCCAACGGTGGCCGTCGCGACTTTGGCCACGTTGTCCCAGTACACAGTTGCTCCCGCCGCCAAGGCGCTGCCGCCGGCCGTCGACTTGGCGAAATCGAAGACGCCTTCGACAGCGAGCGAGCCGCGCTGATTGGCAGGCAGATCAGTTCGCGCCACGCCGACCAAGTCGGCTTGAACCACCACCGTGCCCGATACGACGTCAACGCCGGGCGTGTAATCGACGGAAGCGCCGTCGTGAACAAAGGTTGCTTGGGGCATGCCTCAATCTCCGGGTGTCACTGGGTCATGCGAATACGAACGTAAAACAATCCTGGGCGCGGATCGACTTTGACGACCTTGCCAATGAGCATGTTCTCTTCCGTCGGCGTGGTGACCGCCCATTCGTCGCCCTTGCTCCAATAGGCAAAGTCGCCGACCGACCACACTCCGACGTCCTCGGTGGGGAAGTCGAAAATGCCCTCAACTGCCAGCGCACCGAGCTTGTTAGCTTTGATGGCCTGTTTGGTGATCCCAATCAGGTTGTTTTGCACGACTACAGTTCCGGCAGCCGTATCCACGATCGGAATGTAATCGATGCTCCCCCCGTCCTGAATGAAAATCGTCGCGGCCATCATTGCCTCCAGGTGAACATCGAAGTCCGAGTTGGATTACACTTCGCCCTTGCTCTTCACGCCGCCCCGTGGGTCCTGCAAGGCCACGCCGAAGTCGTGGTAACCACGCATTTGCACGCCAAGGTTTTTGAAGTCAGCTTCCGCTGACTCGATCGTTGGCGCTTCCTGTCCGTTGAGGAACGCGACTTCAATCACGGGCAGATCGGTCGGTTCGGCCAACAAGTACCAGGCCTTGGTCGAATTGCCGGTGTAACTGGTGTTACCCAGGTAGCGACTCACCTCGACGCGAAACTTGCCTTGGTGCGGGTTGGTGATCGGGTACTTCACGCTGGCCGTGTTGTCGCGCAGTTCCAGCGACTTGAATAACTGCGAGCCGATGGCTGACAGCGCGGTCGGCACCAACATGATCGCCGGCATCACGCCAACCGGTTTGTTGTCGCCATCAACCTGATTCAGGAACGTGACTTCCCCGGTCGTCAGCCCATCGATGCCGAGCGCCGTCGCCGCACCGGAGATGAAGTTCTTGTTGCCCACGCTGAAGAACGCGGCATTGTTCATGAACGTCGACCAGAACACGTCGTTGATCTTCAAACCGGAACCGCGTCCCAGTTTGCGCGGCACCGTCGTTATCGCATTGAGATCATCGTTGATGATGTCGCGGCGGTCGATCGCCAGCATCAATCCGTAGGTGTCGGCCTTGTTGGTGTAAGTTTCGTTGCCGAGGGTGCCGTGCTGAATCTCGCCGCCGGGCGCGACCGGTTCGTATTGGTCCTTGCCAATCAAGCGATAACTCGTGACGGTCTTGAAGTCGCTGACATTGCGGACCGCGCAGATGTTGCGCCAGGTGCGTTCGACCGAGAAGAAACCGTCGAGGAGAAACTTGTTGGCGACGTTCGACAAGATGCCGCCGATGTCAATGGTCGAGAAACCGGCTTCGATTCCATGTCCGCAGGCGTATTGCAGCACCATTCGATGGTCGCGGAATGTGCGCCCCGTATAACCATTGGCCCAGGCCGCCTCGAGCAAGAGTTCCTGCAATCCAATGCCATTGCGGAATCGGCGCGAAGCCAAGTCCAGAGTTTGCGGTTCGAACAACCGGTCGAGGCCATCGAACTTGGCGGTCATCATGCAAGCCGCTTCCAAGACATGGCCGGCCAACGGCCCATCGCCGGAATGCGGCAGTGGCGAGCGCGGTCGGGTGGCCCGCAAGACTTCAAGTTCTGTGCGATTGGCATCCCACCCTTCGCTGATCGCTTGACTTTCGATCACTGGGAAACGGCTAGCGCAGATCCGACGCACGGCTGTAATACGCTGGGTCTCGGCCAAAGCTTCCGCGCGGATGACATCAACGGTCGACGGTGGATCGGCCGGCGCATCGTCGGCCGTATGGTCTTCGGTTTGGTGGCGAGCCGCGACGCTGACGGTCGTGCGCCCATCGGCCCCGAGGTCGACGAAGCTGATTTCGCCCAAGGTCGACTTGCGCACCACGTTCACCGGCCCCTGAAACGAACGGCCATTGACGAGAACCTGTTGGTTCTCCTTGATGAATTCGAATTCCTCGACGCTGGCTCCCACCGATGCTTGCCAGGGGAAGCCATTCTTGGCCGAGATCACGACTTCGCGCGCCGCGTGCGTGTCGCGCGAGACAATGCCCGTCGCGACCAATTGTCCTTCTTCCACGCGTACGGCGTCGGTATGGCCGACGCCGGAGAGTGGATCATGGCCGAACCGAATCGGCCGTGATTGCGAGGGCACCGAAAGCCCGGCCAGATCGAGGATCACCGGATGTCGCCATCCCGATACCCGCATCGGCTGACCGGTGTAGGCCACCATGCGAAATCGGGGTAGCACATTGCCACCTTCGCCAGCGGCTTCCAAGTCAATCGTGGCGGTCGCCTCGAACGAGATGGTGCGCGGCGTATTGGAATCGTCAGTCGGTCGGCGTCGCGACGGCATCGTCGGGTTCCTCAACGGATGTGGAATCGGGACCAGTCGCCGCTGGCGTCAGTCCCAACTCCGTGATCAATGACATTTCCTTGGCGCGCTGGCGCAGCTGGGCTTCCCAATCCAGCCCGCGGCGGGCGTACTCGTCGGCAAGCGTGGTAGTCAAGTTGGCGAGGCGTGTCGCTTGCGCATTGGCTTCCTTGGCCGGGTCCACGTGTTCGTGTCCGTCCCAAAACCACTGGTGCGGCCAATCGGCGAATGGTCCCAGGTTGTGGGGCAATAGTCCGGGAATGAGTGCGGCTTCATCGAGCCACGCGGCGAAGACGCGGTCGAGAACGGTTTCTTCCAGTTGCGCTTGCTCGACGCGAATCGCTTTGAAATACGTTTGGTGATCGAGTCGACCGGATGCGTAGTTGTAACCCGACGAGTTGCCCGCCGCGACATTGAACGGCATGTTCAAACAGCGGGCGATCTCGTTGAGGATTTCCTTTTTGAACTCGGCATACGTCGTCGCCGGTTGCTCGGCCTGCAGTTGGCTCATCTTCCAACCACCGGGCATGGTCACCAGCGCCCGCGCTTCGAGCTCGATTGGCTCGAACGGTTCGGCGGCGTCCGCTTCACCGTTGGCCGGTGCGTCGGTGTACAAAATGCCGGCAAAGTCAGCGGCGGTCTCGGCGGCCGCGATGACGGCGAGCGTGAATCGTCGCAGTTGTGCGAAGAGCGGCAGCGCCGGCATGATGTCGGGAATGCCCCGCGCCTGGCCGGGTCGATCACAGCGGAACCAATGAATCATCGAAGCCGCCGGAACTCGATCGTATTCGAGAAACATCCGGCGCGTCGTTTCGCCAGGGTGTTCGCGGAGAACGTGGTACTCGGTTGGATTGCCCGAAGCGTCAAAGACGACGCCATCGATGGCAATGGCGACCATCGGGTTCAAATCTGGCGTGCACACCTGATCGGCTTCGATCAGGCGCAGGTCGAGTTGGACCGGCGTAGTCAGCTTGGGGTTACTGGAAAGCAGTGCGAAAGACTCGCCATCCGTGGCGCGTGCCATCCGCATCGTGCGCAGCTTGTCGGCCAAGTGAACCGCTTGAGACCAATTGGCGAATTCCCGTTCAATTGTTCGGTTGCCCTCGGCGTTTTCGGTCAACATCTGCAAGCGCGGACCGGTGCCGATTACGTCATTGGCCAATGTCAGAACGATTCCCTTCGCGTAACTGTTGTTGGCGACTTCGTAACGCGAACGATTCCGCAGGGTCCGTCGAACTTCGGCGCTGTTGGCGGCGTTAGCCGACAGACCATCGGCATTAGCCCAGTGGCGGCGATTCTCATCCGTGGTCGTGGCGGCGTCATAGCGAGCCCGCAGCCAACGCACTGGCCGGCCGCGCTGCGCTGCGGCTCGCTCGGTCGTGAACAAGTTAGTCAACCAGCGCAACATCAATCGGTTCCCGGTGGGACAAGTTTGTTGAAACGAAGGCCGCGCTGTTTTTGCTTGGTCGCTTCTTTTGAAGCGAGGTAACGATCAGCTTCGATTTGATCGGGCAATGGATGTTGTTCGACCGAACCGGCATCCCCAGCAGCTTTCGCCGGCCCTTTGGCGTTTTGTTCGATCGTGTCGTCCAGATCACCAGGCACTGCGTGAGTTCCTCGGGAAACCAAATGTGTCCCTCTATCTCTCACCTACTCGGTGCCAGAGCCATTTGACGAACGATCGGCGCAGAATTTTCTGGAAACGGTCTACGGGTAGACATCTCCATGATCAGCCGCAGGTGGATTGACATCAAATGTGGATGATTCGGACACAACAGCATGATCGAGGACGGACCGGTCGTGCAGAAACGAACGGTGAGACTTTAGATGATGGAAGTTCAAACGAATCACATGTAGCCCATACCGGGCAGCCTGCGCCTGTGTTGATGTGATTGCGATCCCATCAACAAATCACCCGTCGCTCGTTGCCAGCGTCCTTGGTAGCATCGGGTTGGCTTACACGCGTTACCTGCTCCGCTGTATCGGACCGACGCAAGAAGTGGAAACAACATTCCAACTCGAGCGTCCTTTTCAGGCTGATCCCGCGTTCCATATGCCTTGGAATTTCGGATTTGGAACGAAAGAGTATAACTCGAATCTACTTGTGTTGAATTTGAACGGCATCGATGACTGATCGAGCGCAGAAGTTGGAATTGCCGATCATGTTGTTCAAACAGCACGAAAGCGCGGTTCGCCGACTTGATCTAACGGATAGTGTGGGCACGACCGAGGAACGTGTGGTAGCCGGTTATCGGGCCTGATGGTGCCTTCATTGCCACGGTAAACGAGGTGCACGCGCTCACGAAGCGAGCCGGACCAATTGGTGAGCAAGTCGACGAAAACGCCGACGGCCGTTGATGCCAATATCCCGTTTGCCCAAATGACCTGGGGGTGGTCGCCGGCTGCGCCATACCGTTGTGCCTCCAGTTTAAGGTTGTGCTCGTTTAGGAATCCCATGCAGAACATACAGGCGTCGCCAGGCATCGACAGGATAATCTGGCCGGCCATAGCGGGCGGGCCGTTTGTTACAGGTGTAACGTCCATGCCAATGTCGATCAACGGAATCAGAAATCGGCGGCAAGTTGCTTCAAGATCGCGCCGTTCGCTAAAGACATCAACCGACCCGAAAACGACGTCGCAGGTGCGGAGCGTCTCGGCACGATCCTGCCACTGAAATGGCATAGCCTCGACCCTTGCGGCGGAGCGAACCTCCAAGATTCGTCTCCGGGCCGCTTCGACTTTTAAGGTTCCAGCAGCTACGTCCGATTCGATCAGCGTGACGGTGCGGTTCAGGTTCGTTTCTTCGGCACCATCGGCATCGAACAGTTTGTAGTCGAGGACACCGAGATGAGCAAGCTGGGTGGCAATGTGCGACCCGCCACCGCCGAGTCCGCAGATTCCAACGCGGACTTGGTCTATGGCCGCCTGCCCTGCGGCACCAAGGAAACCTTGGCGAGAAAATCGATTGTCCATTTCAAGCTCCAATCAGGGTCAAAGGGAATCCCACGATGTTGAGCCGGCCCGCGACCGGCTCGCGTTGGCCAGGAAGCCAAACATCCGCATAGGCCAAGTCGTCGGACAGCAGGAACAATCCATGAGCATGATGCTGTCCAACGGTTTGAAAGCTCGGAACGAGCCGGGGCAACTCGGCCAAATCGGTCATGCCAAAGCGAGGACTTCCGGGCCAGGCGTGGATGTGAACGTGGAAGCAACCTTCGTTGCGGTCGATCACGCCCTGCATCGCGGAACGGATCGCTTGGCTATCAATTCTGGCGCCCACCGTCGGATCAGGAAGGTAACGATCGTCGTCAAGTGGCGTATAAGCCGTAATCAACACCAACGGCCTATCAGTCGCGGAATTGGCGAGACGGCCATAAAGAAATCCGACCCGTTCGCCAGCGAACGGATGCGGCCTGCGCAAATCGACTTGAACCGCATCGTAGAGCGACCTTGTAATTCGTATCAGTGGCGTCATGGGACCATTACCCTCAAAAGAGCCGCCACCATTTGGATGAGTCGCAAATCACCCGGCACTTTCCAGGAGAATGCGAACCAATTTCGTTCCAGAATGCGGCAGCCTGTTGTGTTCCAATTGAGCTTGACCGGCGCGGCAATCAGCTCGGCGAAATAGAGTCGAAAGGGATAGCCCTCACGTTCAAACGGACAAAGCAGTGCGTCGACCGCGGCCGGCGTGCAGCCCTCATGCAACGAAAGTTTCGGCAGCGAGTACAGGATATTGTCGCCCTCCGGCGCAGATTGAAGACCTGGGCAGAGTTGCCGAAGCTCTGCCACTTGGTCCTCGGGGAACGACGTCACGACGCTCCCCCGCTCTTCGGATGAGAAGCGAAAATTTCACAGCCCTTAATCACGACCGGTTTGTCGTCCGGCAGCGGCACCAGTTTGGTGCCGACCAGTTCATCAAGTTCGTCGGAAAGTGGAACTTTCGACAACCGCTTGATCGTTTCAAGGTCGTAGCGGCCGGGGTGGAGGTGGATCGTCACCGTATCGACGATGATGGTGACCTGCCGGGGACATTCGTCCTCACGATGGCCGTGGTGATCGACCTCGTGGCCGCGTTCACCACGGCTTTGGTCATGTTCCAGCATAAGGCATTCTCCTGTCGCAGGTTGCGACGGTTTGATGGTCCACCGTTTTTTCAGTAAAACGGTGGCGGCCTAGCGTTGTTAGCCGGACCTGCAGGGAATACCAGTGCGTCTTAATCAGAATCTGAAGAATCGACGTTCGTCGGGGAAAATCAAAGAATTCTTGGGCCGTGATTAAGACGCAGAAGTATTCCTACCATCAGGCCGAAGGAGGCCGGCATGGGGCAAACGGCATCGCAGGACGATGAGGACGACGACGAATCCTTGGCGTTGCGAGTCGCTGCCTACAAGGACCAAACCGCCGCGACTACACTTGTCACCAGGTATGGACCCAAGCTAAAGGGCTATTTGACGAAACACTTCGGTGACGTCTTGAAACATCACAGTGTCGAAGACGCTGTGCAAAACGCGTTCGTCAAGATGCTGAAATACATTGGGTCGTTCAATCGAAAGAAGGCGACATTTGAGGCCTGGATGATCCGCTTGGCCTACAACGTCGCTCTCGACATGTGCTCGGCAAAGGACCAGCGAACCTTCGAATTGTTTACCGACGAACCGGTCTTCTATCCCCCCCCGCCAACGGAGTGCGAAGACGATGGCAAGAAAGACTGGCGCACAAAGATTCTTGATGACTTCATCGAAAATAAGCTCAAGGATTTCAAGCAAGCCGTGGCACGTGAATATGTAATAACTAGCGGCAACATTGACGCCGCCAACCTCATGAAAGCGTGGGGCAAAACTCGCAACGATTTCGACGTTGCGAAATGTACGATCAAGAAGAAGTTTCAGGAGATCTTAATTGCGGCAGAAAAACAACGAGACCGCGAGAAAGGCAGAACATGAGCACTGACGCTGACAAGGTGTGGGACCTAGTCGCGAACAAGCTCCGAAAAAAGAAGGGGCTATGTCCCCCCACACCAGAAGAAGCGGCTGAAGCCTTCAAGAACACGAAAGCAATTCCACTTACTGATGAAGAGATGGCCGCGATCGTAGAAAAAATGGTCTCGGAAGAATCGCCAATCCAAACTACTGAACCATCAACGCTCCAGAATCGAAAACCGCTGAATCAAGAGATCAATGCCGAATGTGCTGCAATGTTCCGCAATGAAGGAGAGGGCGACGAAGAGACAGAGCGACTTGAGGCAGAGCTTGAACAGGAACTCCTGAATGATGAGACCGAAGGCGACGATGGCCATGATTGATGCAAAGGTTGACTGGGAGAAGGAGAGGCATCGACAGTTCCTGGCCGGTCGGGTCGCCGATGATCTGATAGTGCGACTTGGTTACAAGGGGCAAATTGATCCGCATAAAATCATAGCATCAGAGAGCGAATGGCTGCGCGCCGGCGGGCGCAATTTCAAAAACAGTTTTGACGGGAAACTCAAGTATTATCCGCAGCACCAACGTTTCGTGTTGTTTTACAACACCAAGTATGACGTGGACTATACGAATGGACCGCACCATCCACGGACGCGATTCTCGATTGCCCACGAGCTTGGACATTACTTTCTCGAAGAACATCGCGACTATTTATTGAACGGCGGAATCACGCATCCGTCAAAAAGCGAGTTCCGGCGACAGAATCGCCGCATCGAACGTGAAGCAGATGCCTTTGCGGCGAGCCTCTTGCTTCCGACCTCCCTAGTCGGGCGGCGAGTGAATCAATCCCGACCGACGCTTGAACTTGTGGACGAACTGAGCCGCGATTACCAAGTTTCACCCGTCTGTGCGACGTTTCGTATTGTTCGCCTTTCGGAAGACCCATGTGCGGTTGCAGGCATTCGCAACGGCGAGGTCGCGTGGATGTTCCCTTCGGATCGACTAATTGCCGGGTCCTGTTACCCTCGAAAAGGCGAATTGGAGTCCGAATTTGCGATAGAGCAATGGAATGCTTTTGTCGACGGAGATTCGGCGAAGGTAAGTCGGAAAGGTCTTGCCGCCGAATGGTTGTCATTGTTTGGCCGTGCCGCAAACATCGAAGGCCTTGAAGTCAAAGAGCATTATCTGCCCGTAAAATTCATGAACACAGTCATTGTCCTCATTACGATGGATGATAACGAGCTCTTCGGTGGCGGGACTTCGCCTGATGGACGTCTCGATCTTGACGAAGACGATGAGTACGATTCGCCTTGGACGAAAGACCGACACGACAGCGGCGACTAGGTCCTGATGCTTCGGTCACATCGCTTGCCGTAGGTTGGATCGCACCGTTCGATGCTACAGACAAGCTCATCAGACAGATTGTGCGATGAGAAAGCTCGTGCGCAGTTGAACCAAGCTCGTTCGTCCAGACGGAATGAAACGCCAAGTGGTCCGGCTTGCTGATTGATGGAAAATATGGCTTGAGTGAATGGTGCCTTGGAGCATTGTTTCAAACTCCTTTGGCGGTTGTGCACCGCTCACTTGTTGTAAGGCGTGCGCCGCAATGTCGGCATTCGCGACGACGCACGATGCGTTCGCCCGCACCCCGCCGCGTGTAGACGACGCGGAGATGAACACAACCGCAGCGGCGGCACCGTATTCCTCGCGGTACTTGAACCAGCGCGCTAGTATTAGGCTTCATCGCTTGGCCCTCCGCTGCAAGTCGGCGAAGCTGACGCGCTCTCGCTTCGCTGTCGCTTGACCATCTGTGCCGGGCAACACCGAGCCTTGTATCGACGCGGCGACTGCACAGCCGACGATTCCATCGAACCAATGGTTGTCGCCGCGTTCTGGTCGTTGCTTCCATTCGTCGACGGTGCGCCCACGTCCCTCGGTTTTGACGCGGTACTCCGAAGTGAGGTGTTCGGCAAAGAGACGATGGTGTTCCGGCCTGTCACCGAACAGCGACAGACAGCCACGATCCCCCATCGCGACGGCCAAGCGAGCGTGGACAAACGACTTCCAGAAGTTGGTGTCGTAAACGACGTGCCGTACCGATCGTTTGCCTTGGACGTTGGGCATACGCCAGTTGTGGCCAACGCGGTCACCGGGCCGGCGCTTGTACTCGCTGAATGGCTGGCTCGAAGCACCAACGAATCGCCCGTGGCTGGGAAGGACAATGCCGGCGTGCTGCGACTGCCGGCAGAACTGGTACACCACATCAGTGGACGTGCCCCAGTTGGCGTCGATCAAACAGCGTTCGATGCGCAGCATCGCGCCGTCATCACGCCGCCATTCGCGGCTGAGGTAACTGCCGGTCACGGAGTCCAACCCAGAATAGATCGCACCTTCAATCCCGCTTGCACGCGTGGTGTTGGCCAACGTGAGCCGCGCATCACGCAGTGTGAAATACGGTCGCTTCTGATCGGGGAGAGTGCCATAGTCAATCACATATCCGGTGAAGTCGTCCTCCCACGCGGCGACAACGAAGAATAGCACGTTCGCCTGTACATCGATGAACATCGTCAGATGGTTGCAGCCGATCGGCACATCGCCGCGCTTCATCCGATTGAACTTGCCCGCGATTTGGTCGGCTGTGAGTTCGTCAGCTTCGGCCACTTCCTCGGGCAAAGGGTCGTTCTGGTACTCTGCGAAGAACGCCGCCTCGTCCTGCAACTTCAAGTTCATCGCGTGCTGGATGGCCGACAGCTCGTCGTGATTGAACCGTTCTGGCCAGGCGATCACGGCACCGTCGTCCATCGCCGCACGATGCTCGCGATAGAAGTCGGTTGCCTCATCGCCGGCGTTGCCGTGGCGAAGGCTCTCGGCGCGAATCTCCGCATAGCGGGCCCAGAGTTTTTCGTCAGTCGGGAACGAGTAGACCATTTTGGTCCGCTCGCCGTTCCATTCCGGGTGCCGATCGCGGTTGAGGATGTTGTCCGCCATGTCGCTCGGACGGATCACCGTGCACGGCATGATGCCGGAGATCTTCTGTCCCGGTCCGCCGAGGCCGAGAACTGCACCTGCCAAGACGCTCTCGCGCGTGGCGCACTGGGTCAGAGATCGCGCCGACTCATCGGTTTGCGGGTCGTCCCCACCGAGTAGCCGTGTGGACGAGAGGACCGAGCGCAAGTCGGCGTAGAAGACGACCACGCCCGTCTTGGCGTCCGGTTCGATCTCGATTCGCTGAATGAACGCCTCGACCAACTGCCGATCCGCCAGATCGACTTCCTCCTTGTTGGCCATTCGGTCCAGCTTGTCGAATTGCTCCGAAGCCCATTCGCGTAGTTGCTGCGGCGTCATCTCTGGCCGCTCAGCCGACTCGGTGGCCTGCTGCTTACTGACCAATGTGTCGCGCTTGCGTTTCAAATCCGCCAGCAGGGCGGGAACGTCGTCCAGGCCGTCGAAGGTCGGATCGGCGATCAACGCCAGAGTCGTTTTGATTCGCCGGTCCAATTGTTCGATCTCGCGGCGGATGCCCGGCGCGTTCGCCGCCGTCGCCGGTTGTGCCATCGCCTTGACGAACGCCTCGATGGCTTGCTTCCGCGTCTTGGCGTCGCCCTGGAGCACGCGGCCGATCAATTTGAGCACGAAGGCGTCGAGGGCCAGGCCGGGAATGCGCACCAGGCCGCAGACCTTCTTGCCGTAGCGGTGGTAGCCGGCGCAGGTGTAGTGGCGGTAGGGCGGTCCGAACTCGGGCTTGCGGCGGGTGTCGCGGATTGTGGTGAAGCTCGATCCGCAGCGATTGCAGACCAGCAAAGTCGCGACCAGAGTCCGCCGCACCGACCGGGCCTTACCGCCGGCGTACCGGCGTTTGGCCATTGCGGCTTGGGCGGCGTCGAACATTTCCCGCGAGATCAACGGTTCGTGAACGCCGGGAACGATGACCCAATCTCCTCGCGCATTCTTGAAGCAACCCCGTTTGCCCTTCTTGGGCCGGAGCATGCCGTCCACGCTCATGCCGAAGAGCGCCCCCTCGGATCGCTTGTTGTAAACCAGCGAGCCGCAATACACCGGGTTGCGAAGCATTTGGGCAATGTTCGACATGTTCCAATGACGGCCGAACATGCTCGGTATGCCTTCTTCGTTCATCCGCTGCGCGATGCACCGGTAGCCGTAGCCTTGCGCGCACAGATTGAACATTCGTTGGATCGCCCGCACGCGATCCGGCGTGCTGGGAACCAGGCGAACGATGTCGCCCTTGGCCTTGGCTACAAACACGTCGCTGGCGATGGCGCGGATGACGGTGCCGTCGGGCGCGATTTCCAGCTTGGTGTTGTCCGGCATCCACCGCAGCGTTCGCAGCACCTTTCCGTCGGGTGAGAGATGCTGCTTGTCGTAGCCGTAGGGCGGTTGGCCACCCGGAGCGCTTTTGCGTTCGCGCAAGTTCGACAACTGCCCGCGAATGGAATCGCGGGCCAACTTGATCGAGTACTGCCGCGCTTGCCAGGACTTAACGCCTTGAATCAATTCGCCTTCATCGCCTTCGGGAATCCCCTCGGCGGTGAATACTACGCCAACGCCGGCCATCTGCAAGCGATGCAAGTAATAACCGGTTTCGTTGGTGCCGCCGCGCGAGAAGCGCGAGATGTCGTAGCACAGCACCGTCTCGAAGTCGCGGCCGTTCTCGGCCGCTTTCATCATCTGCTCGAAGGCGTCGC